GTTGTCACCATTGGCGGTGGTGGGGGTGGCGGCAGCACATTCGACGACAGCTTGTTTGCGATCTTCGACAACGTAGACAACACCAAGATCGCCAAGTTTGATGCCGCGACCATTGGCACGGGTACGACGCAGACGTTCACACTTCCCAACGTCAGCGCGACCCTTGCGCACGTTGGCAACTTCTCGCAAAGTTTTGCGGGTTCGGTGTCGTTCAACAACGCGGCGGGCTTCTTCGGCATGTCCACCGCGAACTCGTCAAGCACGCTTGGCGGTGGCGCAACGCTGTCGGGCAACACCAAGACGATCAACGTCGGCACGGCGGGCGCAAGTGGCTCGACGACCAACGTCAACATCGGTTCGGCGGTTTCGGGGGCGACGACCAACGTCACCATCAACGCGACGGGCTTCAACTTCGCCAGCGCGAGCGCACGCATCACAGGCGATTTCAGCAACGCGACGTTGGCAAGCCGCTTGATGTTTCAAACGAACACGGTCAACGGGGTGACAAGCATTATCGCCATCCCGAACGGCACAGGCGGCGCGGCGGCGTGGACAGTAGCCAACGGCCCCGACGTGGCAAACGCATCAACGGCGCAAATCTACATCGGCGCGGGTGAGATGCAATTGCGCTCGTCCAAGAACGGCACGGGCACATATTTGCCGATCGCGTTCTACACGAACAACGTGTTGGCGGCGACCCTCGACACCTCGCAAAACTTGACCGTTGTCGGCAACGTAACTGGCAACTCCGACGAAACGCTGAAAACCAATTGGCGTCCGTTGCAACGCAACTTTGTCGAGATGCTTGCCAACGTGAAGCACGGCATTTATGACCGCCTCGACATTGAAGCGACGCAAGTGGGTGTTTCCGCTCAATCGTTGCGTTGGGTACTGGAAGACGCCGTGATGATGGGGGCCGACGGCAAGTTGTCCGTCGCCTATGGCAACGCCGCATTGGTTTCAGCAATTGCGCTGGCCGAGCGGGTGGTTCAACTCGAACAACGATTGGCAAAACTGGAAAACTAAGAGGCTCGAATGGCGGCGATTTTCAGCGTGTTGATTTTGGCAATGCGAACCGAAACGGTTGGGGCGTTGGTCAATGTGGTGAAAGAGGTCGATTGCTCGTTGACCGCGAGCGATTCGGGAACGACGGCATCCATGAGCATCACCGCGCCGTTGGGTGACGCCGACGTGGACGACTTTACGCCTTACAACGACTTGACCGAGGCGAAGGTGTTGGGATGGGTGGATTCGGTGATAGATGCGCAAGCGTCCAAACCGTTTATGCAACAAATGCTTGATTACATGATTGCCTCGGCATCGTTTGGTCGGCCCGCGTTGCCGTGGGTGTAAATGCACCTCAAATTGGCGGCTAGAATCTGAGCATAGACAAAGCCATTGATTCGGCTATGATTGCACGAAATAAACTGCTACCTTAATGGGCGCACTGAAAGGAAAACGGCATGAAAAACATCTTCGCGGAAATCTGCAAGGTTGATGACGAAAAACGCATGGTCTATGGCTACGCCAGCACCGAGGCGTTGGACAGCCAAGGCGAGATCGTGACCAAAGACGCGATGGCCGCAGCCCTCGACGATTACATGAAGTTCGCCAACATTCGTGAGATGCACCAACCAAGCGCCGTGGGTGTGGCTAAGTCTGCCGAGATGGACGACAAGGGTTGCTTCATTAGCGCCCACGTTGTTGACGATAGCGCTTGGGCCAAGGTCAAGGCGGGCGTTTACAAGGGCTTCTCCATCGGTGGCAAGGCGCTCGCCAAAGCCGAGGGCATCATCAATTCGTTGAAGTTGTCCGAAATCAGCTTGGTCGATCGCCCCGCAAATCCCGAAGCGCTGATTACAGTTTGGAAAGCTGACGGCGTTGCCGCCTCTCCCGAACAAGCCGTGACCGAGTTGGCCGCGTTGCTCGACAAGGGCGATATTTCCCCACAACGCTTGGTCGAGTTGGCGCAAGCCGAACTTGCTAAGTCGAAAGAAACGCCCGACGCGCCTGTTGAAGTGCCCGCCGTGGAAACGCCAGCGGTCGAAACCGCCGTCGAAGTACCCGCAGCCGACCCCGTGGCCGAACCCGCAGCACCCGCAGCCGACGACGCTGCCAAAGCTGACGAAATCCCAACGAGCAACGGTATTGCCAAGGGCATGTATACCGTTGCTTGGTTGTCTGAGTTGCTTAACTCGTTGAACAACTTGCGCCAAGACGTGACTTGGGAAGCTGAATATGAAGCCGACGGAAGCGCCTTGCCCGCCATGCTTAAAGATGCCGTCGAATTGCTCGCTGGCATCTTGACCGACATGGTGGCCGAGGAAACCAAAGAATTGACCGAAGAAGCCAAAGCCGATCACGTCGTGGACGTGGCAAAAGCTGGCAAGTCAATCTCGGCGAAGAATATGGAAAAGCTGCAAGCCATGCACGACCACTGTGCCGCGATGGGTGCAGCTTGCAAGGCTGACGAAGCCGCCAAGCATGACCACACCGAAGACGTGAACAAGGCGCACATGGACGACCTCGCAAGCGTCCGTGCTGACTTGCAGAAATTGAACGACGCGAACGAAACGCTCAAAGGCGAGATCGCCGCGTTGAAGAAACAACCCGCAGCGGGCAAGGCATTGTTGAACGCAATTGCCGTGTCTAAGGCGCAAGACGGTGGCGGCATTGATGCCGACGACACCAACAAAATCGTGCCCGTGGCAGATGCCAAGGGCGACGTGAATGATGTTGCATCACTCATTAAAGCTATTCATTCCAAGGGCGGCGTGATCGCTTGATCTTCGCTATTTCATCAACTACTTTTTTTCAACAACTCCGCTTTCTCTGAAAGGAAACGATCATGGGTGCAAACACTACCGCAGAAACCTTGGAATTGCTCAAAGCATCCCAAGCCAAATCCGACGACGTGATTAAGTCGTTCGTGCAGCCGAATTCGGCAACCACAGGCTTGCAAGCCTACAACTTGGAAGCTCCTTCCAAGAAGATGTACCCCATCTTGACCCCATTGCGCAACGAAATTCCTCGTGTGAGCGGTGGTTTCGCTATCCAAGCAAACTGGAAAGCGATTAACAACATCAACGTCGCCAACGTGCGTGCGGGTGTGGGCGAAGGTCAACGCGGCGGCGTCATCAACTATTCGATGACCGAAAACTTCGCGGCTTTCCGTGGCTTCGGCTTGGAAAACAGCGTGACGTTTGAAGCCAACTATGCTTCGAAGAACTTCGAAGATGTGAAGGCTTTGGCCGTGCAACAAACTCTTGAAGCCACAATGGTGCAAGAGGAGCGCTTGATTTTGGGCGGCAACACTTCGGTGAACTTGGGCACAACCCCAACTCCAAGCGCAACAGGCGCAAACACTGGCGGCGCTTTGCCCGCTGCAACGTACTCTCTGATTTGCGTTGCCTTGGGTCTGCAAGCCTACCTCGACGCCGTGGGTGTCAACAACGGTTCGACAGGTCAATACTTCAACGCAGCGACCGCCGTCATCCCGTCCGAGATCACTCGCACCAACGCTGACGGTTCGACAAGCACCTTCGGTGGTGGCGCTGCCGAAGTTTCTGCCGCTGCCTCTGTGGTGGTTGGTGGTTCGGGCGCTGGCTCTGTGACCGCATCCGTTGCAGCCGTTCGCGGTGCTGTGGGTTACGGTTGGTTCTTCGGTGCTTCTGGCAGCGAAAAACTCGTGGCTGTGACCTCCGTTAACAGCGTGAGCATCACCGCCGTGGCCGCTTCGGGCGCACAAACTGCCGCCTCTATGGGTAGCGGTGACAATTCGACTTCCACTTTGGATTTCGACGGTCTGTTGTACCAAGCCATCAAGACAGGCTCAAACGCCTATTACAAGGCGATGGCAACTGGCAACACTGGTTTGACTAGCGACGGCGCTGGCGGCATCGTGGAATTTGAAGAAGCCTTTATTGGTTTCTACAACAAATATCGCCTGTCTCCTTCCGTTGCCTACATCAGCGCACAAGAGTTGGTGAACATCACCAAGAAGATCGTTGCCAACGGCGGCGCTCCTCTGTTGCGTTTGACGATGGCCGCTGACAACCAAGGCACTATCCAAGCGGGCGTGCGCGTGGGTCAATACTTGAACAAAGTAACGGGCACGATGGTCGATTTGATCGTTCACCCCAACATGCCAGCGGGCACGATCTTCTTCTACACGAAGAACCTGCCTTACCCAATGAGCAACGTCAGCAACGTGGCTCAAATGCTGTTGCGCCAAGACTACTACCAACTCGAATGGCCGCTGAAAACGCGCAAGTACGAGTACGGTGTTTATGCCGACGGCGTGCTGCAACATTACGCACCATTCTCGATGGGCGTGATCTCCAACATCGCCAACGCGTAAGCGACGGCAATGTATCGGCGGGGCTTCGGCCCCGTCGTATCGTGGAAGGGGGTTTGCGCCCCCTGCCATGTCATCGAACCACAACGAAAGCACCACATGAAACTCAAAGCACCAAACGGCGTAAGCAGCTTTTCACACGGCGGCGAACTCTATGAAGTGAAAAAAGGCGTGATTGAAGTCGAAGGCGACGCGATCGCGGTTGCCATGTTTCACGGCTTCACCGACGCGAAAGCGAAGGACGACAGCAAAGACGACGCAGCGGAAGCCGCAGCGTTAGCCGAAGCCGAAGCCAAGGCGCAAGCCGAAGCCGAAGAAGCTGCCGCAGCGGAAGCCGCCGCAGCCGCCGAAGCCGAAGCGAAAGCACAGGCCGACGCAAAGAAGTAATCCCCACGGGGAGAAGTCGCCCGCCGAATTGATCGGCGTGGCGCATTTGAATTTTTAGGGGTAGGTAATGCGCATCGAATTGGCAAACGTCGAACAGGTTAAGAACTACCTCGGCATCACCAACGTGAGTGATGACGCATTACTGACGCGCCTCACCAAAGCCGCGAGCGGGTTCATTCAAACGTGGTTGAACCGCGACCTCGGCCAAAGCACCTACACCGAAACACGCAACGGCACGGGCGGCGACACGATGTTGTTCGCCAATTACCCCGTCACCGCTGTTTCAGCCGTCACCGTCAACGGCGTTTCCATCCCGCCAAGCCCAAGCGCTTTCGAACGCGGCTATGTGAACGACGACAATGCGTTGTATTTGCGCAACAGCATCTTTGACCGTGGTCGCTTGAATGTGGCCCTCACCTACACGGCGGGCTATCCCGACGACGAAGTGCCCGCAGAGATTACCCAAGCGTGCATCGAACTCGTGGCGAACCGCTACCGCGAGAAAGATCGCATCGGCTTGGTGAGCAAGGGTTTGGCGGGCGAAACCATCACGTTTTCCATGAAAGACATGCCGAACGACGTTCGCACCGTCTTGCAGAATTACAAGAAGGTCGCCCCGCTGTGATTACCGCCGAGATCATCAACGGCAAACAAGCGCCACGCGCTATGCGCAACGCAATGGCCGTGGTGGACAGCGCGTTGGAACGTGCTGTGGTGAAGCTGGCAATCAAGATGACCGCGCTCGTGAAGCAAAAGTTGTCGGGCGAGGTGTTGAACGTGCGCACTAACCGTTTGCGCGGCTCCATCCACTACGAAATCCAAAAGGGCGACAACAGCGTGACGGCCACCGTGGGCACGAACGTCGTGTACGCCAAGACGCACGAATTAGGGTTGACCATCCCCGCGCACATCGTGCAAGCGCGTCGTGGCGCGGCCTTGAAGTTTCAGATGGGCGGCAAGGTGATGTTTCGCAAGCGCGTGACCATCCCCGCCGTGAAGATGCCCAAGCGATCGTTCTTGGAAGCCTCGTTGCGCCAAATGGCCCCCGAGATTCAAGCCACGCTTGCCGATGAGGTAGCGGGCGACATGCGCAAACTCATCATGGAAGGCGTGAAGTAATGAAACGCGAAGCAATTTACAAGGCGCTCTTTTCGCTGTTGCAAGACAAGATCGACAGCGTAACGACGTTTGAGCGCGTGTTGGCGCATTGGGACGACGTGAGCCCCGCCATGCAACCCGCGCTTTTTATGACGCAGGGCACGCAATCCGCATCACAGGCGACGGGCTTGCCGACCAAGTACACCTTGAACGCTAAGTTGTGGCTCTACACCCACCGAGACACGTCGAACGAAATTCCATCGGTCACCATCAACAACATTTTGGACGAGTTAGACGCCGCAATTGCGCCGCCTGTTGGCCCGTCCTTTAAGCAAACCCTCGGCGGCTTGGTCGAGCATTGTTGGATTAGCGGAGACATTGAAACCGACGAAGGCACTTTGGGCGTGCAGTCTGTCGCAATCGTCCCAATCAGCATGTTGGTGGTTGCGTAATTCCGCGCAATTGCTGGCTAAAATCACACCATCACTTTCTTGAAAGGAAATCGTCATGTCTCAATTCGTTTTTGGCTCGGGTGTCTTGTGGGGTACTCCTACAACTGACGCCGCTGGCAACGCCATCGCCAACCCAACCCCTGTGCAATTCGGCACGCTCCAAGACGTGTCGCTTGACGTGTCTTTTGAGAACAAGACCTTGCACGGCCAAAACCAATTCGCGGTTGCGGTTGGTCGCGGCAAGGGCAAGATCACAGGCAAGGCCAAGTTCGGTCAAATCAACGGCTCGTTGTTCAATTCGTTGTTCTTCGGCCAAACCTTGACCGCTGGCATCATCAACGACGTGTACGACACTTCGGGCGCACTCATCCCCGAGACTTCGCCTTACACCATCACCGTCACCCCACCAAACAGCGGCACATTTGAAGCCGACTTGGGCGTGCGTGATTCGAACGGCTTGCCAATGACCCGCGTTGCGTCTTCTCCCGCAGCGGGCCAATACAGCGTCGCCGCTGGCGTTTACACGTTCGCTTC